GCTGCTAAATGTTCTATTGTTACATCTACAGAAGTAGTAGCCCATGCTAAACTTACATAGTCATTTTTAGCTAGTTCTATATTAAAGTTTAATGCTGCAATAAGGTGACCATCTGTTCCACCATGACTATTAGGTACAGAAAACTTACTGTTAGAACCAGCAACATCTGAACCATTCTTTCTAAACCATACATCTACGTCTTGAATAGCTACGTTTGTATTATTAAATTGTAAACTAAATTGCACATTATAAAGACCTGAATAGTCTACTTTAACTTTATAACCATCTACAATACTTGTGCCTAAAGAATAGTCTGTAGTATTTAAAGTAATGTTAGCTGTAGCAGTAGTTGTTGCTATTGTTTGGTCAGTCGTATCTTGAAATGCACCGTATGGGAAGTATGTACTAGCTGCTGTTTGTGATAAAGGTTCTAACCCAATATATGAGTTATAACCTATACGTTCATCAAATATAGTAGTAGACACAGCACCTGCTGCAGCTAAAGTAATATCACCTGTATTGTTAGACTTACCTTCTACTAAATTGTTTACTACTTCTGAAACTTCTCTTGGCGTACCACCTTGCCAATTCAGTTTACGATACATGTCCCTAGACATTATCTACCACCACTTTGTGTATAGTCTACGTCTATAGAAATAGCATGTGACCATGTTCCTGTAGGTACAACTCTAATTCTGTGATAACGACCATAAGACCTTAATGGACATCTTCCATCTGAATTTTGTGTAACTGTAGGTTTGTAATTAACTGCATCATCTAATTCTTTACGAGATGCAATGGCCATAGTCACAGCACCGTTATCAACTTGCGCTCTACCATTAGTGACTACAGAGTTATATCCAAACTCCATTTCACCCACTACTATAGAAGCTGTAGAGTTAGAACCTGTAAATGTTGCAATTTTAGCACCGTCTGCACCACCAAATAAGAACTTACCACCTGACCAAACACGTGAGTCTAAAGATGCAGGAAGTGAGTCTATAGTTCCATAAGCATCTAAACCTTCTAATGTGATAGAAGAAGACGCTAAAGATACAATGTATTCTACTGTAGTGTCAGCAGATGACCATTTTTTAACTAGCCAATTGTAAATAAGTAGTGATCGTCCACCGTTAGTATTAGGATAATTCCATACTACAATATTACGAATAGGGTCAATAGCAGCACTAATAGTGTCTTGTTGTGCTAAAGCCATATTTTCGTAGAAATATTCGTCTACTTTATCGTTACCAATGTTCATAACATTAGTACCGTCACACATATAGAAACCATCATCCGCTAGGAAATATGTATTAGGGCCATATTGTGTTACTGATCCTGGCGTATTACATCCTAAATTACGTGAGATAGCGTCAAACTGGAAGAATAATGGTGAACCAATATATGACATACGGTAAATAGCACGTTCTAGTAGAACGATACCAAATTCACCACCTGTAATACCTGTGATGTTACCACCTTCGGCAATTATCTGATAGTCGGCTTGTGAAGCACCGCCTGAAGTCCAGTCTGTTTCGTCATTAACGTCTGACCATTGTAGTTTGTTAGGTGTTCCATTTATGTTAGCAGCGACTACAAAGTCACGAACTACTGTAATGTATTTAGCTATAGGAGCTGTAGCAGATACGTCTGCAAAAGCACTAGAAGCTCCTACATACCATGCTTGTATTTTATCATCATTATTAGAAGCTAATACAGCGTTACCAAACTGTACAAAGCTCCAACGATCTGCACTAGAATAACCACCTGACTTACTTACATCTACTAAACCTGCAGTAGCTGGGTTAAACTTAAATAATTTAGTTTGACCGCCTGCAAATAATACTGTGCTTAATTCAAATTTAGCAGCAGTTACGTTATTTAGGTTTTCACTTGCAGCAGTAGAATAGTCAGCAGATAAAGGAAATGGGCCATAACCAATAGTCAAAGGATAGACGTTATTGGCTTCTAGTAATACTCCAGTAGTCGTAGGTTGATCCGGCAACCATTCCGTAAACGCTATTCTTTGAGTAGCCATTACTCACTCCAGTTTTGTGCGTTTAATACCTCTATAAGAGCTTCTACAGTTGTTACACTAGCAATAGCTGTTTCTAGTCTGTCTGCTTCAGTTACGATAGCTGCACGTTTAGTTACAATGTCAGCAGGAATGTCTACATTACGTTCTGCTTTACGAACTACATACCAGTCAGTTTGAGCTAGTAATGAACCAGCAGTTTGTTTAATTTGTGCGATAAAGTTAGACTTAAGACCTTTAGTAATAACTTGTTCTGTAGTGTCAACCATAGCACCTAAACCACCATTAGCAGTTTTATCATACACTTGTTTGTAAAGTGGTGTGCCATCTTCTTTTACTTCTAGTCTGTCTTCTAATGCTTTAGCGTTACCTTCACTCCAGTAAAAGCGAGTATCAACAGGTGTAGGGTCAGCTACCCATGTAATGCCAATAGCTGCCTTCTGTTCTTCTGTAGCTTGGTTAAGCCAACCAGAACCATATTGGTTACCATTAGCGTCATAGAAGGATGTGCCTTCTGGTAAGTGTTTGCCGTTAATTAAAAACATAATTTTTCCTTTGTTAAATTGTTACCTTGCCAAGCTATTTTTGAACGGGTTTTCTGCAAATGCCATGTAGATGTATGTAGAACCATTAAGATTTGAATTTGAATTTCCACTTGTATTATTATTTCTTTGTTTAAATCCATTGCTTAAAATATCTATATCATAATTTCCTGCTGAACTATTTTCAGCATTTGTTACATTAGCCCATAATCTAGTTATTGAAGTATTGTAAGGACTTCTAGTTGCGTCTAATATATTCCAATCACTTACATCATTTGTTCGTTTAAACATAATAAATTTAGGTCTAAAGCCTGTGTACACAAAAGTTCCATCTGTAGAACCATTACCTGTGTATGAGCTAAATTTACTAAACCCTGCTATTTCTGCCCAGCAATAGGCTACATAAGTTTGTCCTGATTGATTAACTCCAAGATTATTTCCTGTAACAGAGAATACAGAGCTTGTTGGTGCTGTGTTATTCCATGTTCCCACACCTGTAACAGCCGCATTTGTTAAATTTAAGTATATTAAACCATTTGAACCATTACCTATAGAAGCATGATATACATTCCAATTTTCTGTTCCACTTCTAGTTTTAACAAATATCATTTTAGGTGCAACACCCAAACCATGACCTATTGTTGAAGCTGAATTTGTGCCACTATAAGTCACCACACTAAACCCAGCAGTTGTGTTTACAGATACAGTAGATGTAATAGAGCCACTTGTATTAGATGAACCAGCACCATTAGCATCCCAAGCCCAAGCTACATAAGTATATCCACTTGCATTAAAATTACTATCACCTGATGCTAAACTAAACCCATTTGAATTAAAAGAAGTTAAACCATCAGAATAATCGCCCTCTACATTAGGAGAATTAGGAAATACTAATTTATTAACTCCTCTAACTGCATCATATATTGTATTATTACCTACAACATTACGAGGTTTAAACCATAGCATATCAGGTTGAAAATTTAAACCAGTAACTGATAGTGGTGAATTTTGTCCATTGTATAGAACAGCATCCATATACTTATTACCTTGCAATATAGTAGGTGTAGGAAGGTTATATGTGTTTAGTCTTACAAAGCCTGTAGGAGGTGTATATGAGAATGGTCTTTGTCCAAAATTAACTGCACAAGCACTTCTAGCAGTAATAGCAAAAGCTAATGTATTTCCTGATAAGTTTGTAAAAGCTGCATTAGTTCCTGCTGCAGGGTCACCGCTTGCAAACCAAGTTCCATTTTTACCCCACCATATTTTACCATTATCCATATCTAAAGCACACATCATAATATCGCCAACAGATAATCCTGAACCATAAGAAACATTAGAACCATTATTTCTTTTATTGCCTGTGCCTAAAAATATACTCCATGATGTTGCAGTTGCACCAACATAATTTGGGTCTGTCAATAATGCTGTATTTATTGTATCAACACCAACATGAGATGATGTTCCTGAAGTTAAAACTACTTCCCAATACCATTTTCCACTTGCTACTGCTATTGTTCCTCTTGCTTCTTTATCAACACCAGCATCTGCCCAGTTTAAATTTGCATTGCTTAATGTCACACCATTTTGGTCTAAAGGGTTTAAAGTAGCATAATTAGCCACAGTCGCACTTGTATTAGTAGGACTATCTTTCATAGCATCATAGGTTGTGCCTGATGTTACAGAGATGTTATTAGTAGTCCAGTAGTTACTATTACCAGAGAAGTCTTTACCTAGTCCAGCGTTAGAACCTGATGTAGTAGCTATGTCAGAGAATTTAAGGTAGAAGCCATTAGTGCCATAAGTGCCAGAGTATGCTTTAGGTTTCCATACGCCTGTAGTGGTATCTGTTTCACCAAAGTCTGAAGGAGTTTTAGCAGAGCCATCTATGAAGTTTACTTCTGCCATGTAGCCGTCAAAATAAAAAGCGCCACCACTAAATGCTAATCTACCAATATTATGAACAACATTCCCATTTATTCCTAAGTCTGCATTTTGTGATGGATAACTAATAGAAGTAAAATTAGTTACTTGCGTTCCATTAATATATAATTTTGTTCTATTAGAAGCTGTAGCTTGTGTTGTATCCATAGCAAGTACTATATGATACCAAGCTGAAGGGTCTCTAAATAATTGTGAAGTTTGAAAAATATCTGCACTCCACATAGCCAATGTTAAATTTGCACTAGAATCAAATCTAATTGCCATAGTATCTGTATTATTTGAAGCTGTGCCTGCTGAAAAAAAGTCATGTCTGGTAGAAAGTTCTCCCCTTTTTATCCACGCACTCCAAGTCCAAGTTTTTCTATTTCCAGCACTTGCTGGCGTTCTATTTAAATAAGCACTAGCACTACTTCTAAAGCGAAGTGAGTTATTTATATCATAGCCACCAGCAGAACTGATAGCATTACTATTGTTTAGAATAGCCATTAAGCTAAAGCTCCAGAGTTAGTTACATATACGTTAGTACCATCTGACCAATATGATAGAAGGTATGTACCTGCGGCAGAAATAG